GTTGGAACTTGGCGAACTTATAAAGATAAAAGAGGTTTTGAACCAAAAAAAGATTTAGTATCACCAACAATATCAGCTAGAGCTAGAGAAGATGGTAGCGGCCAACCAGTTATAAAAGTAAGATCTAAAAAAAAGGAAAAATTGATTATTGGATACTCAAGAGATAAAAAAGGGGTTGTAGTTAAAAGACATTTAAAAGATATAGCAGGAACAATTCATACTTCAAGTGGTCAAGGTGGAAATACTGACCAATTTGTAAAAATAAAATCTAACACTAAATCTGGTTATGAAACAGCAATTCCTGGTGATGCAATTAATTTATCAAATCCAAATTCTAAAACTCGTAGAGGTCGAGTAGGAAAAAAACAATCACAAACATTAGATACTGCTTCTAATATGGGAGTTTATACTGACAAGATTAGAAGATTAACACCTCTGGAGTGTGAAAGGTTACAAGGATTTCCTGACAATTGGACACAAAAAGGAACTGATGGTTTGATTTCAGATGCACAAAGATATAAGATGTGTGGGAATGCTGTAACAGTAGATGTAGTTCAAGCTGTAGGTGAGAGAATTAAAAATGCAATATAAATACGTTATATAGATAGAAAGTTTAATTAATTAATATATTATTAATTGTGGATAAAAGAAAAAATAATGGCGGCCACTCTACAAAAGGGTATGCAGGTCGACCAAGAAAAGCAGATGAAGAAAAGCTAATTGAAAAGTTGGATGTTTTAATTGATAATGACAAAGTAATAAGTAAGCTGGGTGAAATGGTTTTAAATGGAGATAGTAGAGCTATGAACTTATACTTTGGTTATCGCTATGGTAAACCTAAAGAATCAGTTGATGTGTCGTCTGTAGATGGCTTTAATGTAAACTTTAAAGATCTAATCAATTTTAAGTGATTGACCTTGAGAAGAAGATAAACATAAATAAAAAGTATGCTTCTTTAGCTGCATCTGATGCTCGATATTTTATTGTTACTGGTGGGCGTGGATCTGGCAAATCATTTAGTATTAACCTTCTTTTAGTTCTACTCACATATGAAGCTGGACACACAATCTTATTTACCAGGTACACTCTGGCATCTGCTTACATTTCAATCATTCCTGAATTTATAGAGAAGCTTGAACTCTTAGATATCTTTAATGATTTCTATATAACAAAAGATGAAATAAGAAATAAGCTCTCAGGATCAAAGATAATATTCAAAGGCATTAAGACATCATCTGGAGATCAAACAGCAAACCTAAAGTCATTGCAGGGTGTTACTACGTTTGTATTAGATGAAGCTGAAGAACTTACAAGTGAAGATACATTCGATAAGATAGATTTGTCTGTTAGACAACTTAACCAGCAGAACAGAGTTATTCTTATATTAAATCCAGTAACAAAAGACAATTGGATATATAACAGATTTTTCCAAGACAAAGGGATTCAGGAAGGTTCTAACACAACACAAGATAATGTTACCTATATACATACTACTTACTTAGATAATATAGACAACCTGTCTGAAAGCTATTTAACACAAATAGAAAACATTAAAAGAAGGCGGCCAGAAAAGTATAAACATCAAATGCTTGGTGGCTGGTTAGACAAAGCTGAGGGAGTTATATTTGATAATTGGAAAATAGGACAGTTTAAAAAGATAGGTGTTAGTGTGTTTGGTCAAGATTATGGATTTGCAGCAGACAGTTCAACGCTTATAGAAACTAACATTGATTCAACTAATAAGATTATCTATCTAAAAGAATGCTTCTATTTAAAAGGATTAACAACATCACAAATAGCAGAGCTTAATTTAAAACACGCAAAAACAAATCTAATCATTGGAGATAGTGCAGAACCACGTTTAATATTTGAAATCAAAGCTAAAGGATGTAATCTTAAAAAGGCAATCAAAGGGCAAGGATCAATTACCTATGGTATCTCACTATTACAAGATTATGATTTAGTCATTGATCCCAGTAGTATTAATCTAATCAAAGAGCTTAACAATTATTCCTGGTTAGAAAAGAAATCTAAAACACCACAAGACAAGTGGAATCACGCAATTGATGCTATACGCTATGCTGTTAGCTATCAGCTCCAGAATCCAAATCGAGGTAAATATTATATAAGTTGAATTGTAAAAAGTGTACATATAAAATGGTGTTTATTGGTTCAGCTCAAGATGGTTGGATGTGGTATTGTCGCAAATGTACATATCTTGATTTTGCTAAAGAATCAGACAATCGTAAAAATACTTATTAAATTATTTGTTTATAACTAAATAAATGTTATATTAGATGTATTAATATAAGTTCATTGATTTACTGAGATTAGGCAAAACGCATAGGGAAACAAGATGCGTAACTTGGAAACGAAGCTGATTACTGAATAGCGACTGAAATATAAGTAGGTACGCACCTTAGGGAGTGCTAAGGAAAAGATAGTTAAACAAGCTCTACGAGAATAGACATACCCAAACGAGGTGTAGAAGTTATTTGAAAGATTAATAACGAAATGAAATCGTATCCTGTCTATGGGCGAACTTGCAAACGAATATGGCAGTTGTATTACGCAATAGCGATTAACTAATCTCAGTATTAATGAATTTTAAAAAACAAATAAATGTATAGATTTCCAGAAAATTTCACTAAAGAACAAATTGTAAAATTTTATAATACTAAAATAAAGTATTTATATAAACAATTAGAGAAAAGTAAAAGTAATGAATTTACAAAAGTAATCTTAAATAAGCTTAATGAACATTATAATGAACTTGAAAAAACAACAAATGGAAATATATAAAAATGCTCAACTTATAGGAAAAGCAATAGGTAACTTAGAATCTCTTAAAACTTATGCTGACTTACCACCTTATCAAAAAGAGTGGCTTAAAGATGCTTTAAATGCTATTAAATTAGTTGATTATATTAATCTTCAAAACAAATTTTAATATGAACAAAAGACAATATCGAGGCAATCAAGGTAGAACACCAAAACAAGAACACACATCTATAATGATGTTTAAAACAGGAATTATTCTGTTAATCAT